CGGTGGATGCGGTCCTCCAACTGCTTAATTCGCTCGTTGGCATGATCGAGTTGCAACAGCAGCGGCTCGCGGGTGTTCTTAGCAATAGCGTTCCGATCCTGCTTGGTCCGCTCAAGTTCCTCCTCCAGTTGTTTGATCCGATCCTCCCGTTTTCTGACTTCGAGAGCGATTGCACGGAGTTCGCGTGAGTCGTAGTAATTCTGCTTCTCAGCGACATTTAGGATTCGTTGTTCGAGACTCACAGCTTGGCCTCCTTGGCTTTGCGCCATGCGTTAGCTAGGTGCGGTTCATTCCATCCTTCATTGACCATCGCATCCCCCGCCTCCTCCAGCCGCTTGATGCGGTCATTGGCTTCGTTTAGTTCTTCTTTAGCCTTATACACTCCACGCTTCTCCGCTGTCGTCATCAGTTCATGTTGAAGCCTGATTGTTTTGTTGGCTTCGTTGAGTTCTAGTTCGAGTTGGCGGCAAAGATCGCACGATTGCTCAAATGCTACATTGGTGCGAAGGCCAATAGGTGCGCGTTCAACCATCAATTCGGTGCGCGGCGTATCGCTCATGGCTTTGCCTCCTTCCCAATCTTCGCGTCGTCCCATCCTTGCAACAGGTTGTCCATTCGTATGGTCCTCATGCTCGGAGATGGAGGGTTGATGAATGCGTACATTGCGTTGCCAGCTATTTCGAGTTGGCGGATGTGTTCGTTGTAGTACTTCCGTTCTCCTTCCAGCTTGTCCCACAGAGCGCGGAGACGGTTTTCGAGTTCGGTGACGTGCTGGTTCGCATCAGTCAGTTTCTTCTGAATCTCTTCTATCGACCTGTCGTGAGAGTATTCATCAAACGCAGCCTGTGCTTTGAGCATTGCGTCGGCTAGTGAGTACGCGTATTTAGCGACTTCATCGTTACTGACCGTTTGCTCAATAAGGTTTCCCTGTAACGCCGCAGCTGCGAAGTAGTCGCGGATTGAAATCCCGTAACATTCTGAGGTTGCTTCATCGTGTTGAAAAACAACAGGAAACGCCGGTCCTCCGTCGTTGATCTGGATGCTCATTTCGATTCCTCCACCACTCCACACGGGAGCCACGTTTTACCGCCGTCGGTGCTGTACTCTCGCTCATCCAGCCACAAGTCTCTGTCAGCTTGGACAGACACCCAGCCGAGGAGAACTCGGTCCTGCGGGTTGCGCTTGAATCTCATCCACGCCCCCAGCGGCACCTCATCCGCAGTCCACGGGCGGAATGTTGGGGTGGGTTTGATTCTGTATTGGGTGTCATCCCAGCCCCACCTTGGGAAACGTACTAGTTGCCATTTTCCATCAGGACCCAAGCCCTCTAGGTCCTTCCCATCCACAAATGCCTGCATCACGCGGATGCATTCTTTAGTTTCTTCGATGCTCATTTCGCCTCCTCCACCTTCACCATCGGAACAAAGTCCAATCGGTTGCTCTCGTCGATTGCGATGCCCCAGCCGTTGCGACGGCAGGACAGCTCAATTGCGTTGTAAATTTCGGTCATTGTCTTCTCTGGCAGGTAAATGGACAGCAGTCCTTTAAATGTCAGACGGTATTCCTCATTGTTGTTTTGCTCGCTCATGGTTGCTCCTTTCTCTTTAAGTATTCCGCCACTGCCTCATCAGCAATGTACTGTAGTTTGTATCCCTTCTTGGTTGCGTAGTCCTTCATCCGCTTGTGCGTGTCGTCGCTGACGACGAAGACCTTCGCGGTGGGCCGTTTGGGTTTTGTGGGGGTCATTTGGCTTCGCTCGTAATGGCTTCGTGAATGACCGTGAATTCCTTGGCGAAGATTTCGTCGCGGATCTGGATGGCGATGTCGCGATGCTCCTTCTGAGTGCCTTTCGCACACCGCTGCTCGAAGTAATGAATCCATGAGCGGATGTTGCCGGTCATGTACAAGGTCGTCTGCGTACAGAGCGGCAAGACCATTCGTGCAGTCTCACGACTCACACCCTCCTGAAGCAGGGTGCGATAGGTTCTAAAGGCTAGATCGACCGATTTGGCGACAACTTCATTGGCCCACTCCTGCGGAAACACTTCCCCGCTTCCCTGGCGGTTTACACGGTCCTGAGTGCGAAGTTCAACTGGCTCCGCAGTATCACTCGGCGCATAGCGTTGGCTAAACTCTTGGAAGCAGAACGAGCGATGGCGCAGGATCTGGGCAGAGATAGCGCGGCTCGTTTGAATCTCAACGGTCATGCTCGCCTGCTCGAAGATGCTCCAGTGGCCGTTTCGAATGCAGTAGGCCAGTAACTTCGGGGCGGTGAGGAGGCTCATCTGGTTCGACGGATTACTGACACGGGCGGCGAACGTGATGAAGTCGGAAGCGGTCATTGTTCCGTCGCCGACAAGGGGCTTGGTGATAGCTACAAGTTTTGTTCTCATGGATACGAATTTTAGGTTGATTTCGAGCGTTATCGCGGAATGCGCTCCCCTCCGTGTTTGGGATGCTTAGAACGGCTTCTCCTCAGTCTCGGCGGCAACCGGGGCGACGGCCTTCATGCCCTTAAGGCGAAGAGTCTTCTTCTTCTCGCCGTTGTACTCGTATTCTTCGCTCCGAACCGTGATTACCAACTCCAGACCGATCATCGACTTCAGGAAGTTGGCATAGCTGCCCTTCACACCAAGGAAGTCAACCTGCGTACCATCCGGCACATTGTGGTTGGTAGCGGCGACAAGCTGGTTCACGCGGAACCATGTGTTCTCCTGATTGAGGAAACGGTCGGTGATGCTGGCACCTTCGCCAGTCGTGAACGTCACCTTGCAGACCTCGCGGCCCTTTGGATCGAGGTTCTCCTCAACTTTGGTGACGGATACAGTGTACTCGCCTTCGGCATCGATGTATCGGCCTCCGGCATCCTTACGGTTTACTTGGAACATAATTGTTAGGTTTCGATTTTGGTTTTAGCTCTCTGACTTATTCAAGACCCACTTTGGGCAAGAAAGGGTTTGTACGGCAGTTGGATAGGCTGGCCAACTGTCCAATGCTTTGCATTCGTGGAGCAGCGTGATGGCTTTGCGACGCAGGTTCGCACCGGCCTGAAGCCATTCGGCGTCCAGCTTGTAGATGCCGACTGCATACGGTGCCTTACGCTCGACGGCCACGAAGACGAAGTTCTCGGCCTGCGCCATCTCCAGATAATGCGCGGCCTGAATGTGGTAGCCGAAGCTCGTCACGGTGCGGCTGAAACCCTCGGGCGTCGCGTCGTCGGTAGTCTTCACATCGACCAGCGTATGATCCTCGACCCACAGATCGGGACGCGCTTTGAGAGGTAGGCCAGTGTCCTCGTCTTGAGCGAAGACGCTCGCTTCAATCTTGTGATTGAGATGGATGATGTCCCAGAACGGATGGCGGCGGACGCTGTTCGCGACACCCTGCACATCGATGTCCTCGGCGTGAGTCATGTGGATGCGGCTCTTATGCGCTTCCTTCCACGCCTTGCCTTCCTTCGTACGTCCATCGATGTCCGGCGGAACGACGGCGACGACCTGCGAGTACAGGTGCGGTTCGAGAACGGCGGTGTGAATCGCCGTACCCATCTGCATCGCTTTCGTCGGCTCCTGATGCTCCTCCAGCGCGGCACGATAATGCGCCGGGGACTTAAGGATCTTGGACATCATGCTTTTCGAGAGAGCATCAACGGCATGGTACTTCTCAGCAGCCATGTCGAAATTAACGTGGCGGTTTAGAATGCTCATTCGATGGTCGGTTCGGAGAACGCCTTAGCCTTGATCAGGAAACTGTCGCTGTCGGCGATGATCATGTTGGCCACCTTGGTCGAGACATCGCGGAAGTTCTGACCTTCCTTGATTAGGTTCTTCGACAGCAAAAACGCATTGGCGATGTCGGAATGTGGCTCAAGAATCTGCTCCAGCTTCTCGACCAACGAGAAGGCCGGTTCCGGCGTCACATTGACCGTCTGGCGCGTCGGAGCGGTGGGAGCGGGTGTTGGTGAGGTGGCGAAGTCAGCTACATCCTCAGGGGTATAACGACCTTGCGTGATGCGCGGATCGAGCATGCGAGTCGCCTTGCTGATCAAACGCGCACGGAGCATCTCAGCGGGAAACTTCGCCCATCCGCTGCCAGGCTTTGCGGGGATTAGGCCAGCCTGCTTCGCATCTTCTGCGGTGAATGACACGCGGACCTTCTTCGCACCTTTGCTGAAGTCAGCGATGGCGGCGATTGCGTCGAACTGAATCCAATCGACATCCCAACCGGCGTCCATCAATCCGGCGAGCATCGACTCGCTCTTCATCGTGATGTTGCCTCCGATCAGGTGATTAGACTTCTTCCAGCTAAGAGGAGTCTGCTTGCTGGCGATACATTCCAGAGCGAGGACATAGCCCTGCTCAGGTTTAGTCGCTCCGAACATGCCGGAGTGTGCTATCCAGTCACCAAGCTGCTTGACTGAATCAAGCGAGGTGCATGCTTGGGAATAGAACTCCGTGTCAGGACTGGCCGGACTCAGGGGCTGCGGTGATGTCGGAACTAGGTTGCTGCTCATTTGTATTCTCGGTTAGTTGTTTTGGTTGTTTGCGCTGGTAGGGGTTCACGGCTCCGGTCATCGCT